TCCGGAATCGTCCACTCGATAGGCAGCACAATCGGATAGGCTTGCTCGAGTGCGGCTTGGCCGAAGCTGCAAAGCGCGATCGCTGCCGCTTCGATCATGTTGGTAATGTCCTGATAACCTTGGCTGTCAGGGTTCTCGTCATACGTTGTGAAGCAGATGCGGACGGTGACGATCGTTTCGTCCGTCTCCACTTTTCCTTTGACTGCCTGAATGATGACGTTTGGAACATCAGGCAGCTTGTCAGCATTGATCTCTCCCGTGACGGTTCGCGGTATGCGTCCACGGGCTACGCGCGGCGGTTGCTTTAAGGGAGGCGTCTGCGCGCGCAGCGTCGGGTCGTATGAAACGGGCGGCTCGTCGGGTCCGCGCACAATATCCAGTTGCGGGCTGGTGGCCTGCGACAGGTTGAGCGTCGGGTTGTCGAGACGCGCGCCGCGATACAACACCGTGAGAAAGCGAACCAGCGCCGCTTCCAGATCAAACGCGGTGTGAGCGCGAATGTTGACCTGTTGCAGGTCTTCGATCGGAATTGGCGCGGTGTAAGTCGGCATGAGTTACCAAGTTGGTTTGAGGATCTTCAAGCCGATGATGATGAATAGCGCGAGTATAACTAACGAGTTCGCGCGCGGATACCAAGTCCACGCGGGAGACGCGAAGCACCCGAGCAGGATCAGCACCAGCAGAATCCAGTAAATGATTGTGAGTAGTCCCATGTTATTTTGCCTCTCTGGCCAAAACTCTTTTGATTTCGTGGTCGAGCCGTTGCGCAAACGTTTCGCTGATTGCTTTGCTCGCAGCAGGTCCTACTTGCGGTTGCGCGGCCATGATCGGTGCGCCGATCGAGCGCAGTTCCTGAATTGGCAGCGGCTCTTTGCCGATGCGCTTGTAAATCCCGATATGACCGCTCTTGAATGTCGTGAGGAATCCAGTGCGCAGCTTGCCGCCTTGCCCTTTCTTCACCGTCACTTTGATAGGCTTGCCGCTGGTGCGCGCAGTCCTAACCCGTGGCGTGTGCGGAAAGTCCGACAGCGGCAGCATTCCGCTCTGAATGAGAACGTGCCCATTCATCCGCGTGAACGTTGCGCGCACAACTGCGATCGGAATGTCTCTGGCCTTTATCATATAGACCTTCCGAATCTCTTTCTTCACGACGGTCTTGCCCTTTGACAGCGCGCGATTGATTGCAGCGGCCATGACACGCGGCACACCATCCTTGATGTGCGCGACTTGCTTGGCCATTTGCTCCATCTGCTTCGCGTCGATGTTAATGGAGACCATCTCAGTTTGCTCCGTAGTGTCCTGGTTGCGATCGCGTGGCAGTCAGCGCCATCACCCAATCGCCTTCCTCGTCAGTCACTTGCAGCACTTCCCATGGCTTGTTCGCTGGCGAGTAGATGATCTCGCCAGCGACAGGAGGACGTGGCAAATACTTTTGCTCCATGTGACACATCACGTCGCCCATATAGACGCCGTGAACCGCAACAACGGGTTGCCTCTTGGCCGCTTCCTCGTCCCACACCACTTTCGCGGTGAACAAGCGGAAGCCGCCTTGCCCGTCTGCAATGCGGAACTCGCGAGAGGTGGCGAACTCGTCCGTGTTCTTGAACACGTTCACCAGATCCGGCAAGAACTGATCACGTAGAGCCATGACGATTAGCTTATGCTGTTTTCAACCTAAGCTTAACTAAGCGCGATTGGATTCGATTGCGTTGATGATGTCAGCCTTGTGCGTGCAGCCTGTCAGGTCTGCCCCTTCTTCCTCGGCGATATCCTTCAACTGATCGACGGTGTAACTGTTCAGGTCGTCATCGCCGGTTGTGGATTTTGCGCCGCCTTTCTGCGTGCCGCCGTTTCCGTTGGCCTTGGTCGTTTTCCAGTTCGCGGTGGAAGTCGTTTTCTTCCTCTCTTCCGCGTTGGCGGCCGCTTCCTCTTTCAGCTGTGCAGCTTCTTCCGCACCACCGGTGATTTCACCAGTGAGCGGTGCGAGCACTGCATCGCCTTCGACGAACTTCGCTTCCTCACCTGTCGGCTGTCCATCGGGCGCCATTGCCGGATAAGTGAGCGCGAGTGCTTCGATGATGCGGAAGCCGAGGATATCGACTGGCATCGGCAGCGGGCAGCTTGTCAGCCTGTAGAACAGGTTGCCGTCTTCCTCATCGCCGTAAACAAACGGGATGCGGCTTTGCTGGTAGGTCACGAAGCGTTTGGCCTTCGCGTCTTCCAGCTGCGTGAACGCGCCGTAAACGATCTTGTTCGGCACGTTGGTTGACAACAGCATGACGAAGTTGTCAGGCAGCATCGGGAAGATGGTGCCAACATCGTCCTCGAAGTAAGCGACATACTCGTAGAGTTCCAATCCAGGAACGCGACCGATGCGGACAACGGACTCGTCTTGGATGATCGGCTCCACCTGCGCGATGGTGTAACGCATCTTGTCCAAGAGTGCCGCAACCTGCGGATTGCGGATGAACACTTTGGCTGCGTTCTTGCCCATCAGCGCGACGTTGGGATTGATGCCGCTGTCCTTGATTGTGGCAAGGCGCGCATTCTCCAAGTCATCAAGCGGATCGCTGCCGCTTGCTACGTCCCACTTGACTGCTGGCACGTAGTGGTTGTTGGCCGCGCCCGCACTCGATTGAGTGAAGTCGATGGCCATGGTGTAGCCGTTGTCGGCTGTGACTGTGATTGCGCCGTTGACGAGAACATTGCGGCACATCCATTCCTCTCTGCGGGAAATGGCTTCGTCGCAGAAGATCGCATCCTCTGCGAGTAACTCCGCTGCACGATCGGCTGGCGATCGCGCTGAGTAGATGGTCTCACCAGGCATCCGCGCTTCCAAGTCAGGCGTGCGCAATGCGCGGACTGGCGCAATGCGCGGCGCTCGGAAGAAGCGCGTCTCGAAGCCTTGGCGCTCCATCAATTTGCCGCCGATCAATGGCGCGACAAACGGCGCCATCTTGCGACGGCCGCGCCGGAAGTCGAACTCAATCAGCGGTGTTGCTGGATACTCGCGCGCACCAAAGAAGGTGTCGCGGAGAAATGTCGGAACGAGCGGCCCCTGCAGGAAGGGTGCCAGCATCGTCTTGGTTTCGTATGCAGGGTTTAGTGGCATTGTAGGTTGTTTTCCTTTCTAGGGACTGCCTCGGTTTAAGGAGCAAACGCGCCAATTGGCACAGCAGGATCGAGGAAGATCTGGTGATCTGCCAACGCCGCCAATCCGGCTGCGGTGATCGGCGATGTGCCGTCAGCGTATTTGATCGTGTTCTTGTCGAACGAACCGCTCAACGCAACCGCGACGGTTGTGTCATTCGGGTTCGCAACATCTGTTCCACCCACGTCGATGCACACGCCTTCCAGCGCGGCGTCGTCGGCTCCAACGGCAGGCAGCACGCCAGTGCGACCCGCGTTAAACTTCACGAGATAACCGGGCTTCATCAGCGCAAGCGTGATGCCGCCTGCTGCCGTGAACGGATATCTCACGACTTTCCAATTCGGATCGTCGTCGTGCGAGAGCAACGGGACAGGGTTGAACGTAGTCGGGTTGATTGCGTTGAAGCACTCGAAGCCTTGCGGCTTGCCGAGGCGATGCAACGCGACCACCAGAGGCGCGATGAACAAAGCGATTGTCCATCGGATGCGAGAGAGCATTGATTTCATTACTTGGTTGTTCCTTTCTTTGGTTAGGGTGGTTAGTTACGGCTATGCAACAACACCGACTTGTGTCCGCGTTGCTGGAGTTTCGCTTTCACTGCGGTGGTGAGCCGAGTGCCGAAATCTGCGCCTTCGCCTTCTGCGGTTGTTTCTCCGCTTGGCGGGATATGATCCATCTGTGAGGCATCAGCGTGACGCGCTGCGTTCTGCGCGCCCTTTTCCAGAGCCGCGAACAATTCCTCAGTGATGTCAGCAACCGTCTTGCCTTCCGCGATCGCTTTCACAACGATCGCGTGCGTTGCTGGCTTGTCATACTTCTGCAAGGCCGCAATGCGCGCACGCTCTGCGGTAATGCCTTTGTCATACTCGCTCTGCGCAGGCGGCGTTGCCGTCGCGGTGACAGGCGGAGTAGTCGTCGCGGCTGGCGGCGTCGTTGTCGCCGGCGGCGTCGAAGTCGATTCAGGCGGCGTTGTCGTCGCAGCCGGAGTCGTTACTGCTGGTTTGGTTTCCATTGGGTTCTCCTTTGTTTGTGTTTCTGCCGTGGCGGTAAACGCCGGGACATTACGAAATCTGGACAGGTCGAAGATGGTGCCATTGAACATGACTTTCTTTTCTCCGACCGCTGCGGCCGCTTTGACCACGCCGCGAACTTCGTCGGCGAAGCCTTTTTCAACCGCGTCTTGCGCGCTCATCCATGTTTCCGCTTTCATGAGTGCGCGGATCGCATCGCGCTCGCTGCCCGTGCGCTTTGCGTAGAGGTTCAGCATGGATTCGGTCACGCTATCGAGCGCAGCGGCCATGGTGCGCATGTCGTCGGACGTGCCGATCGCCAGCGCGGACGGAAGATGAATCATCATCGTGGCGTTGCTGCGCATGTAAATCTTGTGGCCGACCATCGCGATCAGCGTTGCCGCGCTCGCTGCAATGCCGTCGATGTAAATCATCTTGTTGCTCGGATGGTCCGCGAGCCGCGAGTAGATCGCATTCGCTTCACTCACGCTGCCACCAGGTGAGTTGATGTGAATGTCCAGCCGCTTCACGCTCTTAGGCAGCGCGCCAAGGTCACGGGCGAACGCTTTCGCGCCAATCTCGCCAATGTCCTCCCAATTTCCGATCACATCGAAGATGAGCAGTTCTGCCGACGCGGGTTCGTCGCCTGCTTCGGCCCTGAATTGGTAAAACGGAATGATCTTGTCCTTCATCGTGAGATAACTCCTGCGGTGGCGTAGGTGACGCGCCGCGTTTTCTTTTTCTTTTTCTTCATCGCTGCCGCTGGTTGGCCTTGCCGTGGGCTTGGCTTTGGAGCCGCGCCACCATCAGGCGGCGTTGGAAACTTTGTGCCTGCGCCAGTTTCGGCCGCAAGCCCGCGCTCAGGCGGGTAACTCAGGTCGTTCTCCGTGAATGTGCGCTTCTCTGTCGCGCTTTGCGTGACATTGTCGCGCCAGTTGCTGCCGTTCAGTTCAACGGCTTCGCGTTCGATCGTCGAGAATCCGGCGTTCACTTTGGCTTCGCTTGCCGCGACTTCCTTGAGCGGATCGAGACTGCCTGCACTGCTGCCCGTCCAGTTGCAGCGCGTGACCGCGCGACGGACGTAAGGATCAGTCATGTCGCCATTGAATCCTTCGATGCGACTGAGCATCACCGCATCAATGCACCACTCTTCGTAAGCGGGCTGGCAGAACTGATCGACCACCTGCGAGCGGTGTTTGCGCACGCGCCGCCAGAAGTCCAGAAGGGCGGCGCGCGATGCCGAATAACTCGCGTTGTATTGTTTCAACAGGACTTCATACGGTATTCCCAACGCCGAGCCGATGAACTTAGCTACAGAAATTGTGAACTCCCCGAAGGTCGCTTGCGGTTGCGTTGGAGATGCAAAATTAACCGCGTGACCTGGTCGCATGAAGTTCACAATTCCTGGGCCAAGCTGCACGTTGTAGGGATTGAAGTTCAGCACTTCTTTCTTCTGATCGTCGGTGAGCAGGTCGGTGAAAATGTTTGGATCGGGGAACTCCTGCGTAATGAAAGCGGTGAAATAACTCTGGATGACTGCGGCCACAACTGTCGCGTCGGTGTAGCGACCCATCTGTTTGAGCAATTCCAGACACACGGACAAAATCGGAACGCCGCGCCGTTGCTCAGGCCGCTCCGGTTTGAT